AACAGAAAATCCAGATGGAGAAGCATATCGAGAAAATGGATGTCGAAGAACAGGTTTTTGAAACTAATTATAAAAAACCTAGCAAAGCAAAAGACATTACAGATTTCTTGGACGATTAATCATGAGGTGATAATTAATGGCAAAAGACACAACTAAAGAGACAGTCAAAAAAGAGGTAGAGAAGATTAATAAAGGTGCTTCTATTAATGAAGCATACTTTGTTGGTCTAATGTGGGCAGACCCATATAACAACTATAGCGAATATGGTGACACACTTTCGCAAGATGAGTTTATTCATGACGTTTGGGGTTTCTACTTTGATTTAGGTAGAAGAATGTTTGGAGAAGGTATCAAAGTCTTCGATGACATTACAGTTAAAACGAAAGTCAAGGAATATAACATCGTAGCAGACTTCGATGAATATGGTGGCATGACACCAATAGATGATGCAGTAGATATCGTAAAAGATAATGCAGACAACGTGGACTATTACTATGAAACAATAAAGAAAAACTATGTCATTAGACAGCTTTATATCCTGTTTGGGGATAAGGTTTTAATCAAGAAAGGTAAGTACGATTGGGAGAAAATGACAAGGGAGCATCTTACAATGTTTTGGACAGATAAGATGAATAAGATTTCCCTTGACAATGTAAACAGGTATGAAGCAGAAGACTTGTATATCGATGCAGATGAGTTTATCAGAAAGCTAGAAGAAGAGTCAGCAGAGATGCTTCCATACTATAAGAGTTACCTGTTAAATAGTATCTCTCAAGGCATACCTAGAGCACACGTAACAATGATAGGCGGTTTCGGGGGAACAGGTAAATCATCTATTACAGCAGAGAAGTTTGTCATGTCGTGTGTAGCCAACAATGAGAAGACAATCGTTATCCTAAACGAAGAAGACGCACAGGCATTCCGACAAAAGATTGTACTAACAATCCTATGGAATGAATATGGCAAAACTTTTGACCGCAAACGCATGGTCAATGGTAAACTTCAAGAGAAGGATAAAGAATTGATTCATCTAGCATTTGGAAAGATGAAAGAGCTTCTTGATGAGCAAAATGGAACAATCAAGCTAATCTTCATGGAAAAGTACATAATGAAAGATGTAGAGAAGATTGTACGATTTTGGGCAAATCGTGGATATGTGAACCTTCTTGTGGACACTCACAAAGTTTCTGATGAGTCTAAGCATGACAAACGTTGGGAAACATTTGTCGAAGACATGAAGACAATCTATCGCTTAACACGTAAGAATGCAGGTGGAATGAATTTGCGTACAGTTGTGACCTTCCAGTTGGCTGACTCAGCTTTGAAAAACAGATACCTAGACTATGAAGCTATCGGTGAAGGTAAAGCGTCAAAGAATGAAGCCAGTATCATGTATATGTTTAGAGCGGCATGGGCAGACGAGTATCAAGGAGAGAAGAAGCAATTAGATTGTTATAGACTGAAAAAGAAAGAGAGTGGTGGCTATGACAAGGAGTTTTTCACATTGGAAAAAGGGAAGACATACTATTTATGGTTTACACCTAAGAATCGCTTCGGGCAAGCAAATGACGGTGGACAGCCAGTTTTAGTTATCGAACCCAACTTTAATGCGAACCACTTTAAGGAAATTGGTTGGACATTCGTTGCGAACGATAAGTCTGGAAGATAGGATGATAGCTTATGGCAGATTTGAAGGATATTAAGAAAAAGATATACGAAGAAGACAAAATAGGAGATATTCTAGAAGCCATAGGATGCGAACACGTAAGACAGGAAGGTGTTATGAGATACATAGCACAGCTACCAGACAGATTCCACAGTAACAACAAACGCTCTGTACAGGTGAAGATGGAGAACCATCTGTCTTCATCTATCAGGACGTTAGGTTTTAGCGGAGACATATACAACCTAGTTTCATATATATTTCATGATAAGCGTGGTCAAGAGATTCAAGATGACCTGCACAACGCCAAGAAGTTTATATGTGAAACGTTGGGGTGGAATCAGTTTCTAAAGGGCGAGAAGGGATATACGCCAAAGGTAGACCATGTAGCACCTTTAAAGGCTATCCTAAAGGGTAAGAAGCAGAGAAGAGAAATCAAGCCTAATCCTGTAATACCAGAGTCAATACTGGAAGAATACTACCCTTTTGGAAAACCTTTGCCATATAAATCTTGGATTGAGGAAGGAATATCATACAGCACACAGATGTTATATGGCATAGGATTTGACATGGAGAGTAAACGTGTAGTTATGCCTATGAGAAATCGATTTGGAAAGCTTGTGGGCGTGAAAGGTCGTATAATGAAGGATGAGGACGATGACCGAAAGTATCTCTATTTACATCGTTTTCAGAATCGTTATGAGTGGTTCAATTTCCATTACGCTCACCCTTATATCCTAATAGATAAAAAGGTGTATATCTTTGAAGCAGAAAAATCCTGCATGAAGTCTTACAGTAATGGAATATTTAACACTCTCGCAATAGGAGCTTCCGAGATTTCTGAGGAACAAGTACAAATTGTTAAGCAATTAGGACTTGACATAGAGATTGTTTTATGTTATGATAAAGGTATCAAGATTGGAGACATTATAGAGGGTATGAAGATGTTTCAAGGTAGAACGGTTTCGGCTATCTATGATACGGACAATATTCTTGAGAATAAAAATTCGCCAATCGACCAAGGTGTTGATGTTTTCAATAGATTGTTAGAAGGTTACACCTTCGATGAAGAAAGTTTAAAAAAACTTCAAGACAATCGTTGACAAACACTAAAAATTATGATATAATAAGTTTATAAGGTTGAGATAAGCCTTAAAACATAAAAACACGAATTGGAGAGATGCTTATGACAAACATCACTAATGAAAAAGTAAGAATTGATTACAGAGACAGCCTTGCAGGTATAATTAAGAACATGGAAGAATTGAAGATTGATAGAGAAATCAATCTCAGTGAGCTTAAACGACTTGATGAAGAAACGCAAGACATCCTACATATCATTGAAAATCTTACTTTTAATGCGAGTCAGGGTTATAATCTAGCTAAGAGATTGCAAGAAATTCGCAGAGAGCGTAGAGTTATCAAAGATAGAATGGAACAGCAAAGTGAGATTTACAACCTGCTTCAATCCTATGAAGCTAGATTCAAAAACACTCTTGAGAGAACTTTGGATAAGGTTGACAATCTTGGCAAGCGACAACCAAAACGAAAATACACACTACGAAGATTGACAGAATTACAAGGCTTTAACGACCTAGCGAATGAGCAAAGAGGTCTTGCTTAATTTAATAATTACTCACTCCAAGTGAGAATTATATATAAAAAATAATAATTTATTGGAGGAACTACATTATGACAGAGAACAAGAATATTATCAAAGGTGACAAATTTGCAGAGCCGAAAGCAGTAGTAAAGCATGGTTTCTACGCAGTAATCGATTTTAAAGTGAAGAATAAAGATGGTAGCACAAGCACTAAGTCAGTAATTGAAGAAGCTTTTGGTACACGTTTGGAAGCAAAGCGTGAGCTTGAAGCGGTTGCTAAGGCATCTGGTGGAGTTATCACTCATTTTGGTGGCTTCAAAAATTAATAGGCTAAGAGTTTCTTAGCCTTCTCTTTTTCCAAACACAAAAAATAATCATATAAAGGGAGAGATGTTTATGATAAACACAGACAAAATGATGAGCGTATTAGAAAGACTTGGTGGAATGTATGATGTTATTGGTCAAAACGATATGAACCAATTATTCTACGCAAAACTAGATGAAAAGGGTATCGATATTGACAATGTAACAGATGCTTTCAACTATATCTCTGATTACATCTCTCAAGACTATCAAGACAACAAAGAACAGGCAGACAACGCCTACGTTAGTGAAGTGATTGAGCATATGGAGAGCATTTTGAAATATGCAGAAGCAATCAAAGGATACCAAGAAATGGGCGAAATTAACTTGCAGTTGGCAGAAGAAGGGTTGTATGCAGAGAATGAAGTGGATTCAGAGAACAGCGAAGGTA